ATTTTTTATATGCCTTGTAGCAATCACGAAATAGTTGAAAGCTTAATGGAAATTATAAATGATATAGATGCTAATAGTGTTTGTTCGAAATGTAAAAACGAAACAAAATAACTTTTCGTATATATTACCTTAGGAACTAAAAGATAACCGCTTAAAAGACTTTAAAATGGACTTAAAACAAAGGATAAAAGTTGCTCTCGGATTAGAGGAAGAGAATAACGAAATCAAAGAGGTGCAGCTAATGTTTGAGGACAAACTAGCAGACGGCACTATTATTGTATCTGAGGCTGATGAATTAGCAGCAGGTGTATTATTAAATATCTTATCAGAAGATGGTGTACAAACGCCATTACCTGAGGGTAATTACGCTACAGAAGCAGGTGTTGAGTTTACAGTAGATGCAGATGGTATTGTATTAGAGGTTGCAGAAGCAGTCGAAGAAGAAGTACAAGAAGAAGAAGAAGCAGAAGATGTAGAACTAAGCAGCGAAGAGGCTTTACTTTTAGAAGTAGGTACTGTAGTAAAAGAATTACTAGAAGAGGTAAGAAAGGATATAGGTAGAATTACTGCTGAATTAGACGAATTAAGAGGAGAAAATTTAGCTAAAGATGAAAATCTAGCTGAATTACAAGAAGAGAATACTAACTTATCGGTACAAGTAAAAGAGCTAAACGAAAGCCCTGCTATTGAGCCTGTGAAAGTATCAAAATTTGCATCTGTTAAAAAAGAGGTATCTAAAGAAGAGTACCAAAAAATGACAGCGCAACAAAAATATATGTATAACTTTAATAAAAACAACTAAAAAATGGCATTAACTATTACAAGTAGTACTTACGCAGGCGAGCACGCAGGTGTGTACATTTCAGCAGCATTAAAGCAGGCTGTATCTCTAGAATACATGACTATTGTAGAGAACATTAATTACAAAAGAGTAATGAATAAGGTAGCAGGAGCTAACTTAGTAAAAAATCAATCTTGTGACTTTACTGAGAACTCAGCTACATTAACATTAACAGAATCAGTATTAGAGGTTAAACCTTTACAGATTAACATTGACGTGTGTAAAACTACAATGCTAGCAGACTGGAGTGGACAGCAGGAAGATGATTTTGTAGCATACGCTACATCATACTTAGCATCATCTATTGCAGATGCTACAGAGGCATCTATATGGACAGGCTCAGGCGGTACATCAGGGCAATTTGCAGGTGTTTCGGCTACAGGTATGAGTACATCTTCTGCATCAGGAGCATATACAGCAGCTAATATTATAGCTAACTTAGGTACTCTAGTTGCTGATATTCCTACTACTGTATATATGAAAGATGATTTATACATCTACATGAACAAAAAAACATACCGTTTTTACGTAGAGGCTATTTCAGCGCTTTCAGCTTTCCCTTTCAATAACATGGGTGAGTACAACGCTAACTATAATGGTGTAAAAATTGCAGTTTGTTCAGGTATTCCTGATAACAAAATGTATGCAGGGCAAAAATCTAACTTATTCTTTGGTACATCTTTAAGCTCAGATTTAACGAGTATTCAGGTAGCTGATATGAGTAACCTAGATTTATCAAATAATGTTAGAATGGTAGCAAAATATACTGCTGGTGTGGTAGTTGGTGTACCGTCTGACTTTACGTTTCAATCATAATTAATAACAGCTAGAGTATGGGAGCTTAACGCTCCCTACTTATAGCACCTTAAATTTAAAACTATGGCGTGCGAATTAACTAAAGGTAGAAGCCTAGATTGCAAACATTCAACAGGTGGTATTAAAGCTGTTTATTTGGTGCAATTAGCTGACGTAGTACTAACAAATATAGAGGCAGGTGTAATATCTGATATAGAATTTGCTAGTGGTGCGACTACCGCATTATATAAGTATACCTTACCTAGAGGTACAGGTTCTTATACAGAAACAATTACTGGAAGTTCTGAAAATGGTACTTTCTTTTATGAGCCTAGTGTAAACATGATGTTACATGGTATTACTAGTGCTGACCAAAATGAAATTAAATTACTAGCTCAAAACAGGTTAGTAGTATTTGTAGAGCTTAACGCTAGACTAAGCACAGGTGGGCACAATGTTGTACTCTGTTTAGGCGGTGAAAATGGCTTAGAATTAACTACAGGTACAGGAGCTAGTGGTGCTGCATTCGGTGATATGTCAGGTTATAACCTAACATTCTCAGGTATGGAGCGTTTCCCATTATCAGTTGTAGCAGATTACACATCTGCACCATTTGATAACTCAGCTTTTAACGGTGGTTCAGCAATTACAATTACTAATAGCTAGTGAATAACTAATATATATCTAATAAAAGAGGGCTTTTAGCCCTTTTTTTTTGGTATAATAGAAACAAATGCTACTATTTTATATATTAATGTATGATAAGGCTAAGTAAAACAAGTACAGGAACTCAAAGTAATACGGTAAAACTTAGCTTAAATAGTAAAAGGCTTATAGATAACGGTAGTACATCGTTATTTTTTATAAAGGTAGTTAACGATATGACTAAGGATGAGCAATTCGTTTACCCTACAGTTGCTAGTACTACAGCTAGATTTGTTACATTTACTTTTACAATGGTAGATAGTACCCCTAGTGCTGCGCAGTTTAAGTTTACTCACGAGGGTTTCCATACTTATACCTTGTACAATATTGCAAGCGGTAGCCTAAGTAATGACGATACATTAACAGAGGCTAATATATGCCAACAGGGTAAGCTATTCTTTGATACTAGCCTACAATCAGAAGTTACATATACACAGTATACGCCTGCTGATGATAATAATGAAAACATATTAAACAATAACACAGTATATATAAAAATATAAAAAATGGCTTACAAAAATAATACACAGCTTCTTAGAGAGCAATTAGGTAAAGAGGGTGCAGTAGATGTATTCACTACAGCAGCACAAACAGAGAGCTTTTACGCTATACATTTTCTTAACGATAGCGTAATAACTAACTGTACAATTACAGCAGCTAGTAATGATGCGGCTCTAGATGGTAAAACTATGCCAGCAGGTACAGTAATTTTTGCACCTTTTACAGCAATTACTTTAACAAGTGGTTTAGCAATAGGATACAAAAACTAGTATGCAGTTAGGGCAATCATTTATAATACGCAACAGGATACCTGCATTTAAGCTAACTGATATAGCGAGACTAGACGTATGGCTAAAAAGGAATACAGGTATAGCACAAGCAGGTGGTACGTTAAGTGCGTGGACTGACCAAAGTGGTAATAATAACAATGCTACACAGTCAACAGGCGCAAATCAACCTGCTGTATCAGCAAATGGTACAGTAACTTTTGATGGCGTAAACGATGTACTAAGCTTAGATACGCTGTTAACTTTAAGCGTTTTTACTGTTATTATTGCTATGAACCCTGACGAAACAGTTACTCTAGAAAACGAGAGCCCACTAGGTAAAGGTGGTAACGATATTATTAAGTTATATAGAGGGCAAGATAATGAGCGTATAGCACTAAAAGCTAACGGTGTTCAATCAGAAATTAACCCAATGAGTGAGCCTTTCCCAACATCACAATTTTTGTTAACCTGTCAAAGAGATGCGGCAGGGCTTTTTACTGTACGCTTTAACGGTACTCAAGTAGGTGGTGTATCTAGCGTTATTACAAATTTATATGATATAAACCAAATAGGTAGCGGTAGTATTGCTAACGCACAGTTTAGCGGTGACTTAAATGAAATAGCTATTTTTAGCTCAGCTTTAAGTCTTAGTGATTTACAAAAGGCAGAGGCAGATATAATAAATAGAAACAACATCTAATGAAGGATAGACTATTAAATATACAGTTAACTAATGAGGTACAGCCTAAGGTTACAGAACAAAGAAACCACGACTGGGTAAGCTATGGGGATGGTGATTACGCCAATAACTACCCTAAGTACCTTATAGATTTATATAACAATAGTGCTACACACGCAGCAGTTGTAAACGCTACAGCAGCTATGATAGCAGGAGAAGATTTAATAGCTGAGAGTGATGAAAACCTACAGCAATACGTTGAGCTACAAAAGTTTCTAGGTGGTATTAACGGTAAAGAAACAGCACACGATATATTTACTAAGGTAGCTTTTGATTTAAAGCTACAAGGTGCTTTTGCTTTAAATATCATATACTCTAAAGATAGAACACGCATAGCAGAAGTACACCACGTACCAGTAGAGCAGTTAAGAGTAGGTAGCCCTGATGAAAATGGCGTAGTAAGAGATTACTATTTAAGTGCTGACTGGAGCCAATACAGAAAAAAAGAATATGCGCCTAAAAGAGTAGCAGCATTTAATGCTAACGATAGACGTGAGGGCTCACAAATATTTTACACAGGACTATATAGCCCTGCTATGGAGTTATACCATACGCCTGATTATGTAGCCTCTACGAATTGGATACAGGTAGATAATTTAACTAGTGATTTTCATTTAAACAATATAGCTAATGGATTTAGTGGGAGCTATTTTATTTCTTTCGCTAATGGTATTCCTACACAAGAGGAGCGCCAACAGATAGAGAAACAAATTACAAAGAAATTTACAGGCGCTAATAATGCAGGCAAATTTGTACTTACATTTTCTGACGATGCAACCTCACGCCCTGAGATAGTGCCTATACAGGTATCTAACGCAGATAAGCAGTATACAGTACTTAATGAGCTATGTATACAAAATATAATGATAGGGCATAGAGTTACAAGCCCTATGCTACTAGGAGTTAAAACTGAGGGGCAGCTAGGCGGACGTAACGAACTTACACAAGCTTATGAGCTGTATATGAATACGGTTATAAAACCATACCAAAACGTGATTTTAAGAGCGTTTAAGAGACTTTTAACAATAAATAGGGTTACCATACCATTTGGGGTTAAAGATACCTCTCCGCTTAATTCTTTATTTGGGGCTGATGTGCTTAAAGATGTATTAACACAAGACGAAATAAGAGAAGAGGCAGGTTATAAACCTTTAAAAGAAGATGAGCAATCTGTTACCGAAGAGGTAAATATGAGCGAGCAGGTAGATTTTGATGCTATGATAGAGGGCTACGGTGAAGATGAAAACCTAGAAGAGTGGGATTTAATAGATGAAGAGGATGCTACAGATGAGCACCCTGATTTTGATTTTGAGTACAACCTAGAAAAACTACAGCTAGCTAGAACAGGTAGAGCAATACCTAACGCAAAAAGTGAGCAGGATGGTACTAGTAAGCAAAATGATAACAAATACAGAGTAAGATACGTTTATACTAAGGGTAGAGGCTTTGGTAAAAGAGATAAAAAAACAGGCAAGAGTAGAGGATTTTGTGAGGCTATGATGTCAGCATCTAAAGTATACCGTAAAGAGGATATTTTAAGAATGGAGAAAAACTCGGTAAACTCACAATGGAGTAAATTAGGTGAGGCGCAATACTCGATATGGAAATATAAAGGCGGTGGCGACTGTATGCATTTATGGTATCGTAGAATATACGTACAAAAAGGTAAAAAAGCTAGTAGTGCTGATACAGTAATAACTACTACTAAAGCTAGAAGTGAGGGGTTTAAACCAGAGGTTAATGAACAAGAAGTACCAGTAGCACCTAAAAATATGAATAACAGAGGGTTTGTAACTAAGCAAATGCCTACAGATTAATAATTATGGCAGTTTTATTTATATCAGAAGAGACAATAAAGAACAGTACTACGATTAACGGTAACGTAGACGTAGAGCTATTACTACCATATATCAAGGTATCACAAGATATACACGTACAGCAGTTACTAGGTACTGATTTATACGATGTATTACAGGATAAGATAGCAGGTACAGGAGGTGCATCTTTAGCAGGTAATTATAAGATACTTGTAGATGAGTATATACAGCCTGTGTTAATACATTACAGCTTATATGAGTGTGTACCATTTTTGTCATATAAGATAATGAACAAAGATATAGTACGTAAAATATCAGAAACTAGCACACCTGCAAGTTTAGAGGATATTAAATATATGCGTAATATCATAGTAAATACAGCTCAGTTTTATGCTGAAAGATTAGTAGAGTATATAAAAAACAATACTGAATTATTCCCTGAGTTTAGTACTAATAGCGGAGCGGATATGTCACCAAGTAACGAGGCGTATTTTAATGGTATGAATTTAGAGCCAATACAACGCAGCACTAAAATAACTCTAAGAGACTTTTTAACGCCTGATATTAGTTAATGTACAAGCCAAAAGATAAGAACGTAACAAAGCTTAAAAGCTATTTAGATAAAGACAAAAATGAAAAACCTAGTAAAGGAAAACGCAGATGTATTAGGGCTAAATAGTGTAAGTTATGCTATAAGCTTTACAGCAGTAGAGCAAGTCTTACAGATTGCTTTGCTAGTAGTATCAATAATTTATACTGTAGATAGATTTATATACTACAGAAATAAACGTAAAAATGGCTAAAGGGGTTACATTTAAATATAGGGTTAGTGTACCTAAGAAACGTAAAAACGTACACTCTAAAAATGCTAGTAAATCACAAAACGCATTTAAAAAAAAATCAATAGGGCAGGGTAAATAATGCAAAAAGATTTCACACTAAGCATAGGTAATATAATTTGGATAGTAGGAATAATCTTTACAATGGGTATTGCTTATAGTCAAATAGCACAACTCGATGAGGATATACAAGTATTAGAGCGTAGACTAGAAAAAAAAATTAAGCTAGTTAATGAGTGTGAAGATAGAATAGTTGAACTTGAAAAAGATTTAGCTACATTTAAAAACTGTAAAAATTTTAAATAATGGAGCAAATTCTACAATTAATAGAGGGTTATGGATTACCATTAGTTTTACTTTTAGGAGCTTTATATGCTTTGTATAGGTTTTTAGTATTTAGTTTATATGAGGTTAAAAATCAATTTTCAAGGCACCACGAAAAGGCTGCTGATAATATAGAAGAAATGAAAAAAAAAATTGATATTATTTTAGAATTTATAAAACAAAAAAAATGAAAAAATTTTTATGTAAAATATTGTACTATATGACTTTCAAACAAGTATGTATAGGCTTGTGTGATAATTGCAAACTGTAAGTATGTTAAATTATTTTAATTTTGAAGAATTTGATAGCCCTGATGAAATAGGTAGCGGATTACCTAAATCACAAGGTGGTAAAATGGATTTAGATTTTTTACATAAACTAGATGATGCTAGAACCATTGCAGGTATACCTTTTAAAATTA